GCAATCACAATTGAATTCACCACCGGGGAGAGTGCAACCTATACCGCGCTCCCACCGGAGTGGATGAAATGGGAACAGAAAACCGGAAACACGATTCAGCAAGTATCTGAGAAATTGGGCATTTCTGATTTGATGTTTTTGGCGTACCACGCAATGAAGCGCGAATCAGCTGGAAAGCCTGTGAAGCCTTTCGAGGTTTGGTGCGAGACTGTGACTGACATAAACATGGGAGAAACCGAAAACCCAAAAGTTACGAGTCCGGATCAATAAACCGGATCGTTTGGGAATTGGCCATCACCACCGGACTGTCACGATCAGAGTTTCAAACCGCTGAGGACATTTTAACTGTTTTCGAGATTCTAAGGACAAGAGATGGCAACTGAGACAATCACCTATGACAAGGCTGATTTGCGCGGCATCATCAAAGCTTTCAAAGCCATGGATGAGCAAGCTGTTTCAGAGGCCAAAGCTGTTTCAAATGGACTGGCCACTTATCTCCAATCAAAAGTCACAGCGGCCGCTGGAGGCCGCCCAAATAAAGCGGCAATACGCATTGCGCAAGGATCGCGCGTAAGTAAGTCATCAAAAATTGGTGAGATCAGCTTTGGCTTTGTATCTCAAAAATTTAGTGGTGGCGGTACAACTCAACAGCTTTGGGGCGGTTACGAATTCGGCTCAACAAAATTCAAACAATTCCCGATCTGGTCAGGTCGTGGGCCTCGCGGTGGATCGGCCGGATACTTTATTTATCCAACATTGCGTGCCGAACAGCCACACATCATCAATCAATGGGAAAATGCATTTACTAAGATTTTGAAGGAGTGGTGATGGCTGGTCAAAGTAGAACACTCAAGCTTTCGATTCTTGGTGACATCGACCAGCTCAAGAAAAGTCTCACCACCGGGTCAAACGAAGTTCAAAGTTTTGGCAACAAAATTGGAGATTTTGGCAAAAAAGCCGGATTGGCTTTTGCTGCCGCTGGAGTAGCCGCCGCCGCTTATGCTGGCAAATTGCTCGTTGATGGCGTGAAATCTGCCATTGCTGATGAAGCTGCACAAGCTGCATTGGCAACGACTCTCAAAAATGTAACTGGTGCAACCAATGCTCAAATTAGAGCCGTTGAGGAGCAAATAACAAAAACATCATTGCTTACCGGCAAAACGGATGATGAGTTGAGGCCGAGTTTTGATCGCCTATTGCGTGCCACAAAAGACATCAGCGCAGCTCAAAAATTGCAATCATTGGCGTTGGATGTTTCGGCAAACGGCACAATTTCATTGGAAGCTGCAACAAATGCATTGGCCAAAGCTCAGGAAGGCAATTTTACAGCTTTAGGCAAATTGGGTGCTGGCATTGATGCAAGCATCATCAAATCAAAAGATTTTGATGCGGCCACAGCTGCATTGGCAAAAACCTTTGCCGGTCAAGCAGCAACACAAGCCGACACATTCGCCGGCAAAATGCTCAGATTAAATGTGGCATTTGATGAGGCCAAAGAAACTGTCGGATCGTATGTGTTAGATGCCATCACGCCATTGATCAGCAGCTTTGTCAATAAAGGAATTCCAGCAATCACAGATTTTGCCAACAATTTGGGCAAGACTTTGGGGCCAGCATTTGATGTAATTTTTAAGGTGATCCGTGATGATTTATTGCCAATTTTAACAAAATGGTGGGGATTCTTATACACCGAAGTGATCCCGGCCATTGCATCCGTGGTTGGCCCAATTCTCACAGGATTGAAAAATGCCTTTGACACCATTAGCAAAGCGGTCAAAAATAATTCAACAGAATTGCAACCATTTTATGATTTGCTTGAGAATTTGTGGGATTTCATCAGAAAGTATCTGGCACCACTTTTGGGCGGTGCTTTCAAAACCGCGCTTGAGGTAATTGGCACAATTGTTGGCGGATTGGTTACAGGCTTTTCAAAGCTTGTTGGCTTTATCAATAGCACAATTACAGCAATCACCAAATTTGTGAATTTTGTTAAGGATAACCCGGTCACGCGCTTTTTCTTTAACAGCGATGATGGATCAAAAGGTTTGAAAGCAAGCACATCATTTGACACCGGTGCTGTTGGCAATAACGGATTTGATACCGCGCCCGTGGGTGGAGGTTTCATGCCATCCGGCACATCACCAACATTTACAGGCGCACCGCTTGAGGCTTATTCACCAGCTATGCAAGCTGCAATTTTAAGGCGCGAGGAATTGAAGGCCGAAACCGAGAGATTGCGACAAGCTCGTGAGGCAGCCGCGATTGCTCGAACAGCGGCCACCGGTGGGCTTTCAACAGCTGAAAGAATCGTGATCAATGTGAACGCTGCATCGGTCATCGATGAGGAAGGTTTCAATCGAGCTGTGGTCGATGCGCTCAACAATTCTTACTATCGCGGCACAAATGGGCCGGGAAGCCTTGTGGCAATCTGATGAGCATTTTTAATCCTGTTTGGCGTGTCAGAGTTGGCGGAATTGAATACACAAATTATGTGCTGGCCAATCTCACAATTACATCAGGCCGGACAAACATTTATGAGCAAGCCAATGCCGGGTATGTCAATCTCCAACTAATCAATTTGGATCAATCAATCATTGACATTGAAATCAATGATGCTGTGACTGTTGAGCTTAAAGATTCGACAAATACCTTTGTGCCGATTTTTGGCGGCACAGTCGTGGAATTCGACATTGGCATCACAGCATCGGGCGTGGTCGGTATCAACCAATCGGTCTCGATTTTAGGTTTAGGAGCTTTGGCGAGATTGCCAAAGGCACTCACTCAAGGCGTGCTTGTGAAGGATTTTGATGGCGATCAGATTTACAGCATTTTGTCGGATTTCTTGTTAAATTCATGGAATGAAGTACCAGCTGCATTGCAATGGAATACATACACATCCGGAGACACATGGGCCACAGCTGAAAATCTAGGATTGGGCGAGATCGATCAACCTGGTCAATACGAATTGGCCAAAAGAACATCATCAACGACTGACATTTATTCTTTGGTTTCAGCTTTGGCCACATCGGGATTGGGTTACATTTACGAAAACGCGCAAGGTCAAATTTCGTATGCGGATGCATTGCACCGGTCAATTTATTTGGCCACCAATGGATACACAGATGTCTCAGCTGCACAAGCGCTCGCTGATTCGCTTTCAATTCAAACGCGATCAGGTGACATCCGGAATGACATCACAATCAAGTACAAAGAAAATTCAACATCAGAGGTGACAGATAGCGATGCCGAATCCATTTTGGCATACGGCAAATTGGCCCAAATCATCACCACAACCATTGAAAATCAAACCGATGCCGAGGATCAAGCCGCGTTTTACCTCAAGCTTAGATCGTACCCACAGGCTAATTTTCGACAGATTACCTTCGAGCTTACAAATTCAGAAATTGATGATGCAGACCGCGATGCTTTAATTGGCATTTTCATGGGATTGCCATTGCGCATTGCTGATTTGCCGTTGAACATGGCATCTGGCACATACCTTGGTTTTGTCGAAGGCTGGACATGGCGTGCCGCTTACAACAGCGTATCGGTCACGGCTATTCTTTCGCCATTGGCATTTTCATTGCAAGCCATGCAATGGCAAGATGTTTTACCGGCAGAACAATGGAACACAATTAGCGGCAGCCTAGATTGGGCCACCGCCTTAGTCGTAGCGTAAGGAGAAAAAATGGCAAATCCAACATCGAATTTTGGATGGCAAATGCCGACACCGACCGATTTGGTCACGGATTTGCCAGCTGATTTTGAGGTATTTGGTCAGGCTGTTGATACATCAATGGCTGACCTTAAAGGTGGCACATCGGGTCAAATTCTTGCAAAAAATTCCAACACGGACATGGATTTTGTATGGATCGCAAATGATCAAGGTGACATTACAGGCATCACAGCATCATCACCATTGACCGGTGGAGGCACATCGGGTGCTGTAACCATTGGCATTTTGAACGGCACAACATCAAATCTTGGAGCTGTGCAGCTTTCAGATTCAACCTCAAGCACATCAACCACTTTGGCGGCAACAGCCAACGCTGTGAAAACTACATACGATTTGGCAAATGGTGCAATTCCAAAAGCATTAATTGACGCAAAAGGTGATTTGATTGCCGGAACAGCCGCAGACACAGCTGGTCGGTTAGCTGTGGGAACTGATTACAAAATTTTGACAGCGGATTCAACTGAATCCACAGGCATGAAATGGACAGGCGATTGGATTTCTTACACGCCAACTTGGACTGCTTCAACGACAAATCCAGCAATTGGAAATGGAAATTTGGCTGGTGGTTATCGCCGAATCGGACAACAAGTTGATTTTTGGATTGACTTGGGTTCAGGTTCAACAACTACATTTGGAACTGGAACATGGCGATTTTCATTGCCAATTATTGCATACACGGCACAATGGAATTTTGCTTTTGATTCTTGGATTTTGGATTCTGGTGTTGATTGGTATAAAGGTTATGTTGGAGAAGGTGTGACTGCAGGATTTTCTGATAAGTTTGAAGTTTGGAATCCAACTTTTACAACAAAAGTTTCATCAACATTTCCAATGACATGGAGCGCAAATGATGGAATTCGAATCACAGGAAGCTACCGGGTGGGATAAATGACATTTGAATTCAATGCAAATTTTCCAGATGCAACAAATGAGCAAAAATGGGAACAAATCAAATTGTGGAGAAATGCACAATTGTTAGCAAGCGATTGGTGCATGATTGCCGATGCACCGACCGACAAAATTGCATGGGCTGAGTATCGACAAGCATTGCGTGATTTGCCGGGTCAAGGCGGTTTGGCTGATGATGCAAAATTTCCAATTCAGCCATGAGCAATTTTCCACAAGGCACATTGCCTCGATTGATTCAGGTTGCGCTGGCCGAAGTCGGCACAGCTGAAACCGGAAACAATGAGACAAAGTACGGAAAGCACATGAAAGCCGACAAGCTGCCATGGTGTGGGTCATTTCTCAATTGGTGTGCCGATCAAGCTGGTGTGGATGTGCCAAATGTGGTGAGCACCCGGGCTGGAGCTGATGCTTTCAAGAAAATGAGAAAATGGCATGAGACACCAAAAATTGGTGATTTTGTTTTCTTTGATTTCATCATCGATGACAAAACCACAATCAATCACATTGGCTTGGTGATCCGGGTTTCTGACAAACAGATTGTGACCATTGAAGGCAACACATCAGGCGGTGGCGATCAGCGCAATGGTGGTGAGGTTATGGTTAAATCAAGAACTTTGGGAGCAAGGTCATTTGTTGTCGGTTACGGCCGACCAACTTATGGCGCGTTTTCCGGTGATTTGCCGGATCGACCAAAAGGAGAAAAATGATGGAGCAATTTAAGGCAGCGGCAGCATCATGGATGCGCAGCGCGGT